TGGCCGCCCCCTTTCGGTCTCGGAGTGTCAAGTTTTCTGGCACAAAAACTTGTCACGGAATAAAAGAAGGCGGGGGCCGGGCTGTCTTGAGCCCAGCCCCCGCTGATGACTCGCTAGGCCTAGTAGCCGAGCGTGTCGGTGATCGTGCTGACCACGAGCTGCGTGTTCGCGCGGGTCGCTCCGAGGTTCATGTACCTCGCGAGGACTGCCTCCCACTCGTCGTAGTCCGACCGCCACTTGAGGACGTTGCCGTCCTCGTCGAGGAAGTGCCAGTCCCTGTTGGAGAAGACCTTGATGAACTCCTCCTGCAGGAAGTGCATTTTCCCGTCCGGGTGGTCGAGGTCGGCGATCAACGGCTTGCCGGCGAAGTCGAGCGTCTGGAACCCGCCCTTGATCGTCTGCGGCTCGTTGTACCGAACCTGGGACTGCAGCAGATTGAAGTACTGCCGCTGGACGCCGAACGACGTGTAGATGCCGGACGTGGTGCCCCCGGCGATCTGAACGCGGTTGACGGCCTGCTGCATGGTGTCGAGCGCGAGCACGCCGCCCTGCGCGATCACCATGTTCTGCCAGTACTCGTTACCCGCCGTGGCCCGGTTGAGTCCGCCCAGCGTACCCGTGGTGGGTGTCGCCGAGACGATCTTCTGTAGACCGGCGTCGATCTCGAACACCGTGCCGGCGCCTGCGGAACCCTGGCGGAACAGGAAGTCGGTACCTGCCACCGTGATGCCGGAGTTGTCGACCGTCACCGAGGGCGTTGCCGCGGTGATGGCGGTGATCGTGGTCGCCGACGCGCGAAGCGTCGGAGCGGCCGCGGTGCCTACGTCCAGCACCTGTCCGACGTAGAGCTGACCCTTACGGATCGGCTCCGCCGAGCTGATGGTGATGACGCCGGCCGCGTTGCTCACGCAGGTTGCGATCTGCGCGGTGCCGTTGCCGTAGACCTGCCTGGCGACGTCCTTGCGCAGGTCAGCCCGGATGCCGTCCAGCTCGCCCTTGAGGGCCTGCAGGAACGATCCGGCCTCGGCGGCCGTCTTGGCCATCGAGGGGCCGGTCACGCGAACGCGACCGTAGAGGTACTTGAGGTCGTAGGTCGCGCGTGCGTATGCCTGCGCGCCGGGAGACGGAAGCTGTCCGCCTTCGGCACGTGCACCTACACCGCCCGACCGACCCTTGTGAAGCGGGACGACTGCCTGGTTGCCGAACAGCTCCTGGGAACGACTCTCGAGCCTTTGCAGAAGCAGCACTTCGTTGTTGAGCTGCTCCACGACGGGCGGGAGATAGAAGTCCTTGAGGAGGTTCGACAGAGTCGTCAGAGTGGCGCCTGCCATTCTTGATTCTCCGTTCAGGGTTGGGTTTCAGGAAACCCGACTCTACTGTGCTGCGAGGTAGTTACGAAGCGCCTCTTGCGCGGCAACGTGCGCATCCTCGACCGTCTCGAACTTGGTCGGAATCTGCGACGCGCCTCCGACGACGGGTTCGGCCTGCTGGGCCGCTGTCGCCTTCTGCTCGGTGTACGCCGTGACGAACTGATTGCGGAACGCTTCGTAGCGCTCCTGCGCCGTCACGAGGTTGCCCCCGTGCGCGAACGCCAGCTCGTAAACCGCGTCGATGTCTTCGTCCTTGTACGCCGGGTTGCTCTGACGGATCGCCATTTCCTGGCGGGTCAGCTCAGCCTCGATGTACTGCACCTGGGCCGAACTTTCTTGCTCAGCCTTCCATGCCTTGAGATCCTCAACCTCCGCGCGCAGCGCGTCGTCGGGGTCGACCTCTCCGTCTCCCTGCACGTCCTCGATCTGCGCGGTGGCTTCTGCCGCGGCCTGGGCCGGGGTAAGTCCGCTGTCAACGAGAGCCTGCGTGAGTTCCGTGTGGAACTCGAGGGCGGCGTAGGGGTCGGTGCGAATCGCCTGCAGGAACTCGAGGTCGCCCTCGACAGCCTTGCGCTGCTCTGCTAGCTCCTGGGTCTTCCGCGTGTAGTCACCCTGCATCATCTTCTCGCGCTGGGTGAGCCACGCCCGAGCCTCGGGCGGGAGTGCCTCGAGCTGGGCTTGCAAGTCGGCTTCCTGATCGGCCGTGATGGCCGGGGTTGCGTCGTCCTGCGGGGGGTCGGCTGCCGGCGGTGCGGGCTCGCCTTCCGCCTTCGGCTGACCGAACTCATCGAGTCCCTGGTCGGCCTGTGCGGCTGTGGCGAGTGCTACGGCTGCCTCGTCGAAACTGGAAATGGTGTCTCCTAACGTCCGGACGGGAGTGCTACGAGCGTGGCTGGCTCCGCGTCGATTACGTCGTGCCGCTCGCGGGCGGCTTCAAGGGCGCCGGTCATGGCGGCGGCCAGCGTCGCCCGGATCTCGTCCAGGCTCGGCAGCTCGTGCGTCACGATCGTGCGCGATACCGCGAGCCCTCGGGCCCGCATGATCTTGTCGTCCAATACACCAACGGTCGTTATCAGCTCGGAGACCTTCGCGTCGGGGATCTTCACCTTGATCTGCTTGAGGGCCATGTCGCGAACGACCACGGCCTCGTCGGTGAAGTCTCCGGCATCCTGCTCCGCCCTGAGCTGGATCGGAGCAGGAACGCCCTCGCGCTCCCACTCCGATTTCCAGCGCCTGATGGTCGTCTCAGGGAACCCGCTGTCCCGCGCCGCCCGCTTGACGTTGCCGTCTGTGAGCGTCAGGTGCAGCAGGCCCTGAGCCTTGTCGTCGTCGGTGTAGACCCGCCTACCCGTTGCCATTGGACTTCGGGGGGTTCGAGGTCTGCCGGAGCTTCTCGATGGCGGTAGCCGCCTTGGCGTGCGACGCGATCGAGTCCGCCTGCGCCTTCGAGGCGTTGGCGGATTGCAGGGTCTGCTCGTACATCTGCTTCTCCTCCGGTGTGAGGGGGTCGTTGCCGGCGGATTCGGCGTCGGGCTTGTCGATGGTGTCGATGACGACACTCTCGAGCGGAGCCTCCATTGCCTCCTCCGGCGTGATAGCAACGCCGGCCCCCTGCAGGATCTTCGCCGTTCCGGTCGGGCCCATCGTACCGTGGATCGCGAGGTTGACCTTCGCGGACTGCGGCTCGGGCATCGGCGGCTGGGAAGCGGCCTGCTGGTGAAGCTGGTAGTGCGTGAGCGCGCGCTGGCGCGCATCGGGCGGCCACCCCTCGAACTCCACCCCATCGAACAGGGACGTGAGCACATCGAGGTGGATGGCGTGGTCGTCGGACAGTGTCGGGGCGACCGCGGCCCGCTCGAGGATTCCCTGTGCCTCCTGGGGATCCTGGATCGGCTGGCCCGTCTCCGGGTTGACGCCCTGCTGCAGCGCTTGGATCGCCTGCTGCATGGACTCCGGATTGAGCATCTGCCCGCGGAGGAGCTTGTCGACCTCTCGGTCAGCTCGGTCTTCCGCGGCCGTGAACTTCGCCTTGACGCCGTGCATGTCGGCCAGGTCGAGGTACTTCATGGCCTGGTGGATGGGCAGCGCGCCCATTCCGACCAGCTCCTTGATCCGGGCCTGGCGCATCGCGCGCGAGCGCGGGAGTCCAGAGCCGGCCTCGGCATGGAAGTCCACGCCGCTGTCGATGTCCGACGCGAGGAACTTCTGCACCTTCGAGCGGCCGCCATCTCCGACGATCTTGACGGAGCGCGGCTCGATGTAGAACTGCTTGGCCAGGGCGATCATCAGCTTGCCCGCGCGAGCGAGCGCAGCCTCGATGCTCTGGACGACCGGGGCGACCTGATCCACTGCGGTCTCCTGCAGGAGATCGATGGCCACTGCGGCCTCGACGTTGGGCGGAACCTCACCGCGAGTGACGAGCGCCTGCATGAACAGGCGATCGATGCGGCTCTCCATGCTGCGGATATGCTCGAGCACGATGCTCGGCATGTTCGGCATGTCGCGCCACTGCGGCAACTGACCGTCCGTGTTGTTGTACTCGAAGATGGCGCCCGGCTCGTTGCTGGGACGCTGTCGGATCGAGCCGGCCTGAGCCATGAGCTGCGGCCGCACCACGAGATTGATGTGCTCAACGACCTGGCTGAGCGTCTTGTTGATCTGCTTCTGCAGCGGACGGGCGGCCGTGGTGAGGGCCTCGTCCTCGACGCGCCCGGGGTAACGGACGCCAGGGAAGCGCACGAGCGGCAGCATGTTCACGGGGAACTGCCACGGCCCGTCGTAGAGGATCTTGTCCGGCCCGCACGTCCACACGACGTAGCGGCCGCGGGGGTTCTGCGAGCCAGGGAGGAAGTAGCCGATGTAGACTTTGCGCACCGTGTTGTCCGCGCGCTCGGGAGAGTTGGCGAACGGCATCGCCGAGTCGTAGTCGGCCGGCGAGGCGTTCATCGTGAGCGTCGCGCCCCACCGCTGCTTGATCTCGTCGGCGGTCATGGAGTGTTCGCACACGGCCCACTGCGCCTCCTCGAAGGTCTTGGCCGTGGGGTCTGGCCACACGCAGAACGGCGGCAGCGCCTCGACACGAATGTCTCCGAGGAATACAGTTTTCGTAAACTGCAACGGGTCGATACCAACCTGCGCGAGCTGATCCTTGAACGCCGCGGCCAGCGCGTCGTCCGTGATGACCTGCCCCTGCGGATCGATCGTGAACGTCATCGACTTCGACGCGTACGGATCCCAACTGATCTTCCACCAGCCGTTGGCGGCCAGCGTCGACCAAATCAGGGCTTCCTTGAGCTTGTCGTCGAGGTCGAACTCCTGCCACCAGTACTCGTACAGCTTGTCGGCTACCTGGGCAGCGCGTAGATCACTGTTCGAGCCGGAGCCGGGGGTTGCGTAAATAACGGGCTTCGTCTTGGTGAGCATGGACACGTAGCCCTGAACCCCGGGCTGAATGTGGTTGTCCACGATTCGCACGCGCCAACGGGGCTTGTCTCCATCCTCAGTGGGCAGGGATTCGATCCTATCAGATCGCTTGTTGTAGTACGCATACTGGTTCCCCTTGTAGAAGGCGAGGTTCAACTTCCACTCTCGCTCCATGCGCTCGCGGCGCGTTCTGACGCGGTCAAATCCACGAACGAGTTTCGCCGGATCCTTCTCGCGTGCGAGTGAGGTAGGTGCGGCAGACGCGGCTGTAGCCGTATAATCCATCGCGGACAATCCGCGCCTCCTTCCTTACTGGTGGATGTCGTCGACTTCGGCGTTTGCGAAGCCCAGGTGCTCGAGGATTGCCTCTGCCTCGACGCGGTCGATCTGTCCGGATGCCATCTGAGAGAGCACGTCTTCACGCGCCTCGTCTTCGGGCTGAATCTGCGACCAGCGGTACTCCGGCGCCGACGTCGGCTCGATGTCCGGCCGCTCGGCGGGGGAGACGGTAATCGGCATGGGCGGGAGCAACAGTAGCTCGAGCAGCCGATCGGAGCGCTTGCGCTCGGACTCTAGGAGCCGCTCTAGGAGCGCGACGGTTTCGTTACCTCGCACGGAAGCCTCGCTTCTTCGATGTCTGATCGTCCTCGGTCGCTGACGTATTGTCATCGATCGGGGGAGGAGATTCGTCTAGAATCTCGACAGGCGTCACACTCGGCGCATCCGGGGCGATCGATCGGACGGCATCGCCGATAGCGGCGGCCATTTCGCCGAGCGTCATCGGGAGGATGATCGGCTCGGGCGCTTCGATGCTGGACGGATCCACGAGGCCCACGGTCTTGCCGATGTCCTCGGCGCATCCGTGGCACACGTACTTGCGTCCGGTCAGCTTCGTGATGACCTGGGTCTCGAAGTCGCGCAACGTGTCGACCACCGGCAGTCCTGCGTCGGGGTTCGGCCACGCTTCGCAGATGAAGCAGGCGTTGGGCTGCCGCAGTGGTTGTCCGGGCGGGACAATCTGCATGGGCCCTCCTTTCGGTTGGCTAGCCGGTCTTCCGTTCGTGCGTGGAGGACTCGGAGTGGGTAGCTCGCTCGTGGGCGGCGCCCTCGCTGTGGGCGGCAGACCTCATCTTGCTGGCGAGACTCTTGCGCTTCGCGACATGCTGCGGGAGCTTGCCGGGATTGTCGAAGTGGTGCTCGGCGGCCCACGCAGGGCCGAACTTCGCGTAGAGGAACTTCCGTTGGGCCTCAGACTTCGCGGGCATTACCAGTCGTCCCCCATTTCTTCGTCGTAGTGGCGCACGCCGCCTTTCAGTTCGCGCAGCGCGCGCGTAGCCAGTTCGTCGACGCTGCCGGCCGGCCGGTTCTCGAGCGACCAGTGCGCGGCCTGGGGCTCCTCGGGGAGGAGCGCGCCCGCACACCGCAGCGCGATCTGCACGGCGTCCAACGTGTCGTCCTTACCGTTCGTCAGAGTCGAGTCGAAGCCGACCCACTCCGCGATGAAGTCCATCTGCGTCCGGTGGATGCGGACTCGGCCGAGCTGGAACAGCGGGGCCATGCGGAGGATCCGCTGGGCCTTCTTGCCCTTCGCCGTGACCTCCTGGATCGGAGGCATCCCGGGAAGCTGGGAGGCCATCTGACTGAGCGCCGCCTGGTAGGCGTTCGACTCGATGCCGATGACGTACGGCCGGTACTTCAAGTGCCACGTCTGGATCATCTTGATCTGCTCGGGGAAGGGGATCTTCCCGGCGTAGAGATCGAGGAGGTACGCCAGGCCCGTCGCATCATCGACGCCGATCAGGGCCATAGCGAATCTGTCGGCCTTGTCCGCCAGCGAGATCGCTGGGTCAACGCCGATGAACGTGCGCAGCGGGAGCTTGCCGTCCTTGGACTTCGGGAGAATGATGTCGTCGCCCTGCGCGGAGGCCTGGCCGATGACGTAGTAGTGGAGCCACTCGCCCATCAACTCGACACCCTGGAAGGCGTCGAAGGACGCCATGTACTCCTGGCTGAACAGCATGGGGTGCATGTGCGTGCGGGCGTACTGCCACTCCTCGGCCTTGAAGTGGGTATTGTCCACCGACCTGTACATGACCGAGCTGTGGTTCGCGTCCTCGAGGGCCGCGGGCCCGAACGCGAAGTCGTAGAACCAGTTGCGCCCGGCCGGCGTGGTCGTCGTGATGACGCCGCCCTGCTTGTCGGAGAGCGCGGGGTATACGACCGTCCAGGCCTCGTCGGTGCGCACGAAGGCGGCCTCGTCGATCCAGAGGAGGTCGAGGCCGGCGCCGCGGAGCGACTGCGGGTCGTCGGCGGTCTTGAACTCGAGCAGCGCGATCGGTTCGCCGTCGCGGTAGAACTCGATGAACTTGTCGCCCTTGTTGAGCTTGTAGTCCGTGCCCGACACGAGGCCGGCCTGGCGGATCACCGCGAGCATGGTGAGGTAGCTCGCGCGGCCCACCTTGTAGTCCTTGGCGAGCGCCCATATCCACAGGGGCTGGCCGGCCCACTCGCGACCGTAGAAGTCGGCGTAGTGGTGCTCGGGATGCAAGCAGTAATACAGCGTCTCCCAGGCCGCGCTGAGAGTCTTCCCTCCGCGGCGGCCGGCGACGAGATGGCGGAACCGGCTCAGGGTCTCGTTGGTCGTCATCCCGTGGAACAGGGACTGGTAGATGTGCGGGACGTAACCCTTCGAGATGAACCAGTAAAACTTGTGGGGGTACTGCTCGACGGCCGCGATGACATCGGCGTCGGACGGGAGCCCGTCGTTCGCGCTCCATCGTGGCATGGTGACCTCGTTCCGGGTAGCGCAGGGCGCTGTGGTTGAGGATGTGCGGGGGCCGGAGGATGCCGACCCCCGCAGGGGCGTAATTCGGCTACTTGCCGATGATGAGGACGCGCTGGACGACCGTGGAGAGGTTCGTCGCGTTCGCGACCTCGGCCTCGAACTCGGTGCCGGTGGCGACCGAGCTGTAGGCCTGCAGCTTGTTGTTGACGTCGTCCCACACGACCGTGACACGCCGCGTCAGCGGAGTGACATTGCCTGCGGGCCCGAGATCGACGATGGCCATGATGTCCGTGAATCCCACGTCCGTCGACACCATCGGCTCGCCGGCCGTGGGGTACGAAGAATCGAACGTGATGTCGCGGATCTGATACTTGACATCGCCGAAGACGCCTTGCTGGACTGGTGCTCCGAAGGCGAGGGCCATGCTACGCGCTCGTTCCGATGACCACGAGGCGAACCGTGAAGGCCGCCATGTTCGTCGCGTTCGTGACCTCGGCCAGAGCCGTGCTCACAACAGCGCCTGTCCAGTAGGCCAGGATCTTCGAGTTCGTGTAGTCGTAGTCGTACACGAAACCGCCGTGGGTGATGCCGCCGGCATCGATCACGGCCTGCACGGAGGCAAACCCGAGCGTGGTGAAGTCGAGGGCCTCCCCGCCCGTGGGGTACGAGGAGTCGAACGTCACGTCGATGACGCGGATGAGCTGATGGGCGCTGTTCTGGCCGGGAATGCCAGGCTGACCCGTGGTGACAACAACTGGCGTAACCGCCATGTTTGCGTCCTTTCCTTAGAGGGTTCCTACACGATGCGGTCGATGAAGCCGAGTGAGAGTGCCTCCTCGGCATCGAGATACCAGTCCGTCTTCTTCCATCGACTGGCGAGGTCATCGCGGGAGAGATTCGCCCGCTCTGTGAGGATGTCCAGACCCTTCGCCTGGAATCGCTCTACCATCTTGAGATGGTCGGACAACTCGGAGAGGGAACCGCGCCCTTCCGCGCTGACCTCGTGCACCATCAGGAAGGCGTTGCGGGTCATTACCCGCTCGTCCCCAGCCTGAATCAGGATGGCGCCCATGCTGGCCGCGAGCCCGATGCACTTCGTGGTGATCTTGTGCCCCCGCCCGCGCAACTCGCTAATGAAGTCGAACAGCGCGAAGCCATCCGACACGGAGCCGCCGGGGGAGCAGAAGATGATCTCGATGGGGCGGCCCGGCTCACGCCGGCTCCACCGATCGAGTGTGCTGATCGCGTCGACGACGGTCACGCCGACGACGGGGTTGTAGAAGGTGAGCGTCAGACTGTGCTCGGGGCCCGCCTGGACGGACTCGAGCTGGTGCTTCATCGAGATGTTGTTGATGGCCTGAGCGTCCGCCTCGAGGGTGGCGTGGCGGGTCTTCGCCGCCAGCAGTGCAAGCTGCGCCGTGCGAACCTCGGCGTCTTCTGATGTGACGATCTCCACGCCCTCCCTCTCTAGTAGGGGCGCCGCTCCCCGCAGTTGGGGCAGGAGCGCCAGTAGTACGGATTCGATTTGCTGCAGCCCGGACAGGCCCACTCCCGCTTGGGGATCTCCGTGAGCGTCTTCGTGCCTGCGTTGGTTCCGCCGCGCACGCTAACCTGCAGCATCAGTCGGCCGTGTAGATTTCGCCGCGGTACGTGACGTTGGTGTTCAACGTCGTGACGAGGCGGTAGTACTTGTAGCGTCGGGCGCCCGGGTTGGACGGCCACGCTATCGTGGCTCCGACTGCGGTCACGGCCCTCGTCGACACCGCGAGGGTATCGGAGGCGTCCGTGATGTACGCAAGATCGTACCAGTTCGTGTTATCCGCGGAACCCTGCCACTTGTACGTCACGGTGGGGGTTGCGCCGGCCACCTCGACGACGAACTGCAGCACGATCGTGGAGTAGTCGGATCCGACATGCACGGCTGTGTGCGTGTTGTTTCCAGTCGTCCCCGTGACCGCTGCGGGTATCGCGTCACCATAGGTGAGGGCCATAGGGCCTCCTGTCGTTTGTTGAGTGTTAGCGCTTGTAGTACTTGTAGGCGCGGGATGGGCCGCCCTGCGCTGCGATGCCTCCGGAGGTGAGGGCTGCGTTGTAGTGCGCCGTCACGTCGGAGGCGGTCAAGGCGGTCTGGAAGTAGGACACGAGCGACATGCTGCCGAACATCTGCGTGTTCGCGGTGCTCGGCGAAGACGGGAGCTGGAACATGAAGACGCCGTTGACCGTGGGCGAGCCGGGGACATCGGTGTCCGTGATCGCCTGCAGGATGCCGTTGATGTACATTTTCCAGGTGCCGGCCTCGCGGCAGAGCACGACGTGGTACCACGTGCCGTTGGACACATTGGCGTCGCTGGTGGCGTTGAGGCCGCCGAGGCCGATCTGTCCGAGGAGAAGCTCGGGTAGCGTAGTGTTGGTGCGCAGCCGCCATCCGCCGAAGGGGGCGCCGGTGTTGCAGTCGACGCCGAAGGGGCTGGCCGCGGTGCCGCTGCCGGCCGCGAATTTCATCCAGGCCTCGATGGCCATGTTGTCCACGGCGTCCATGCCGGCGACGCCCGTCCGGACGGCAATGTCGCCCACGGCGTCGGCGGTTACCGCGAAGGAGCCTACGAGCGGGCCGGTGTCCTGGTAGGTCAAGCCGGTGCACGTCGTGGCGTGGCGGGCATTGCCGGAGGAGTCCTGCAGGAGGCCGGAGGCCTCGTCGCACTTCCAGAAGACGTTGGGGCCGCTGGCGAGGACGGCCGAGAGGTAATCTGCGTAGGCCATGCGCCCCCCTTCTAGGTGATCTCGGTGACGAGCGCCTTGCCCGTCGCGGTGTCGGCGTCCCAAATCGCGGTGATCGCGCCGGTGTACGTGTAGCTCGGGAAGGTCACGCCGCGGAAACTCTCGAGCGTCCAGGTGAAGTCGGTCGGACTGGCCGCGGCCGCGCCGAAGCGGAAGTACATCTGCTTCTTCGAGGCGTTGAAGATCACGAAGGCCTTGCGGTTGGCGTTCGCGGCCACGAGCGTCGCGCTCGTCGCGGAGTCGTTCACGGCGGTCACGGTGGACACGTCGGGCGGATCAACCGGAGGCGCGTTGACGATGACATCGGCCGCGATGACCGGGGCGAAGGTGCCGTCCAGCATGTCGCGGAAGGTCATGTCGAGGTCTTGCGGCACCAGGCCGCCCTTACGGATTTCGTCAGCCATGATGCTCCCTTCGGGTTAGCGCTTGTGCTCGCGTCGGTTCCGCGAGAGGGCCGGGTTGTTCTGTGTCGTGGTGCCGCTGCCGTCGAGGCCTACCGTGACGCCGATGGCCCAAACCGGGCCGTTGTCGGTGACGGCGCCGGAGGGGTCGGGAGGTAGGGCTCCCGCGTAGGGGAAGCGCGCCTTCGAGATGCTAACGTCGCTCGTGTCGCGGTATTGGTTTCGGCCGTTGCCTCCACCGATGACGCAGTGGTAGCCCAGCCGGTACACGCCGTTCGGCGTGAGTCCGCCATTGACGAGCGTAATGTTCGCGCGCGAGACCGTCTTCCAGCCCTGCCCCGCTGTAACGGTGGGAATGCCGTACGCCAAGAGGACGTCGTCGCTGTCACGCCACACACAGACGTACTGCGTTTGCGCGCCGCTACTGCCATCGAGGTAGATCCGCATTTCTTTGATGAACGCGTTGGCGTCGGCGCCGGCAAGCGTCTGCTTGACCCAGCCGACCTCCTGAGCCGCTATGACAACCGCAAACGCCGGAGTGGTCGGCGTGTATCCAAATTCAACGTCCGGCATGGCGCTCCTCTCGGGGCGGTAGTGGCTAGAGGGGGAGGACTCGAACCTCCGTCGACGTGGTTCAGAGCCACGTTGCAGAGCCGGCACCGCGCCCTCTATCGAGGTAGCGGGAGTGGGACTCGAACCCACCTACGGCGGCTTATGAGGCCGGTCTGCCCACCCGAGCAGCATCCCGCGAAGAAGTCCGGTGCACGTCGTCGGCCGATGCGCGCGCTCGAGGCCCCCGGTAGGCCCCCGCCGGCGCTGCAGGCAGCCAGGCGGTAACGAGGTCGCCCGCGAAAACGGGCCCCTCTACCTAGAACATCGTCTAGAAGGGGCCCAATTTATGGGTACGCGTTGTGTTAGATCGCAATATCCCCCAAACGGGGGATAGGGCGTGTTTGCATCGCCGCCGGGAATCCGCCCTTTCAAGCCGTTTCCACGTTTCAGGCGCAACGGTGCGGTGAGTTGAAGCATACTTCAACCCGGGGGGTCGTTGCGCGGTCGTCTACAAGATGTTCCCCCCTACTGTACTACCTACTATGACGGGTTCCCCGGAGGAGGAACACCAGTCTAGGTGTATTCACGCCGCCGGCCTGCAGCCGAGCGCCCCTGCCTAGCGGCGGGCGCTCCTGCCTTCGACGGAGAGGGGTTCGCGCCGAAGACCCGCCTTCGGTGCCCCCTTGGAGCCGCCTTTGGAGCCCCCCTTGGTGGTCGTTTCGGGCCCCAACTCCGACGCACGACCCCCGGCGCAAGTGGGCCCGATGCAGGCCGAAATGGGATCACTCGCTATCGAAAGTCCTTCGGGCTCCTCTGCTGTCCCTCGCGCATGGCGACGCATTCGGCGGGACTCCGGAACGGGGGGCCGGGGGTCGCGAAACTATCTGTCGCCATCCGTGGCAACATTGTGCCATCGTGCCGATCATCGTGCGTTGTCCATCGTGACATCGTGCCATCGTGCCACTACCCTAGGGTACGTTGCCATAGTAGGCTACATACAAAGGCCATCGTGCTACCCTTTCGGGCGCCGCTACCCTATGCACTGCGCTGCTAGCGTAGGTTCCCTCCCCCGATGGCGTGGCACTGCGCACTAGGGTAGGATTCGGCGATTCACTCGAGTGAGGGATAGACGCCGCGCGCATCGTGGCGATAATGAGGGTATGACATATTCACTACTCACTCTCACGGTTCCCGTTCACGGGAACGATGGCGCCCGGTATGACGCGTCGGAATTCGTGCGGATTGAATCGGCGCTACTCTCCCGGTTCGGGGGATTCTCACGCGTCGACGTCGTAGGGTCGTGGCAGAATGACGACGGTATACGGTTTGACGATTCGTCGCGACGCTATGACATTCTCACGGATGATGAATTCGGCGCCGATTGGATCGTAGGGTATGCCGGATCCCTCGCACGGATCCTCCTGCAGGAATGCATACTAGTAACGTCGGCGCCCGTGTCGCGCGTGGTATTTGCATCGTGACACTCGCGACCGATATCTACCGGACGAATCTAACCGCGTGGCACGCAATGGCGGATCCGGCCGAATTGGATAGCGGCCGCGCGTGGTATCGCGACGCGCGCGAATTCGTCGCGACGCTATCGGCACGGTTCCCGCAATATTCCGCCGCGCAGTGCGGCGCCGCTACTGCGGCATTGTCGCCGAATTGCGCATGGACGGATAATAAAGCGGCCGCCGCTATCGTGGTCGCGTCGCACGCCGCGGGAATTCCGGCCGCTACGCTATCCCTCGCTGGCGTCTATCCCGTGAACGTCGCT